TATAAATTGGAGAGAAAATGCCGATAATTGAACCCGCTGAACAAATAGGGACAATAGAATTAGAAGATGGAAGAGTTATTCCTAGATACAAAGTAAAAACTGAAACTACTCTTACCAACATTGATACAGGTCAAGAGTATGAGTCAGAAGAGGCTATGCAAGCTGACATAGATGATCCAAACACTTCAACAACTGCTGAAAAAATTAGAAGAGATGTCAAAGTATTTGCTCCATCATTGAAAGATATGCTTGGTCAAACACCAAAATAGTGTCCAAAGTATTTGTTCAAGAAAATTTTTTTAATAAAGATACTTATCAAAAAATTGTAAATGAAATGATAAGCGTTGAATATGAGGCGCCTGATTCAAAAAAAAGAAAAATACATGACGGATCTTACTGGCATACACATAATCTGCCTGATGGTTGCGAGGTACAAAAAGAAATAAAAAAATTAATACAAAAACACTTTAATTTTAAAATTTCTAGTTTTGTTTGTCCTTCATCTTACACTATGGTGGGAGCCACCGATAAACCAAGGCCACACACAGACGAAGATGTTGGATCACAGTTTCAATGTTTAATTTATATGTATGGACCTGAGTCCGTTAATAACGGCACAGGTTTTTATAAAGACAACGAATTAAGTATTCATGTAGGTTTTAAAAATAATAGAGCAATTTTTTTTTCATCTGATGTATGGCATACGCCCTTACAGTGGAATGGTAATGGTTCTTTTAGATACTCTATTTGTAATTTTTTTATGTAGTTTTTCTACATTCACAGTCATCCGGGCAGTGATTAGCCGCATCTTTCATGTGACGTTCAAAGTCCCTTTCCATAGCTAGTAGTCGTTCGTGGTATCTGCTCACCTTGTCAGCAAGGACAGCAATAGCTTTTAAATAATCTTGTTCGCTCATATTTATCTCCTGTGATTGTTAATTTTGGTGAGAACCTAATGTAAGCATATTTTTTTGTTCTGCAACAGTATTTTTTAAAATTCTTTTCTTGACATCGAGTTTATGTTATAACATGAGACAGAAAAAAGAATGAAAACTATAAAAACTATGAAAACTATAGTTGACGGGTCAATAATTAAAAAGTACCAAGTTCCTATTGACATGATTGACGAGCTTAATCATGAGTATGAAAAAAATAAAAACACTTTAATAAGTGAGAGTCCTGATTTAGCAGGAAGAATTGACATAGAATTAGATATTAAAAACATCCTACCTAAATTAAAAATTTTTAATAAGATTAATTTTTTTATTAATGATTACATAGCTACTTTAAACAATTTTGGCATTATATCTGACCCATCAATGCAAACTGAAATACAAAGCTGTTGGATAAATGACATGAAAGAGGGAGAGTACAATCCAGTGCATACGCACAATGGTCCTACAAATGCTGGATGGTCTTGTGTCCTTTTTTTAAAAGTACCAGAGTTTATAAATGATGCAAAACATAATCACAAATTTCATGACGGACAACTTTGTTTTTTAGGACACGATAGAATATTACATTGGGTAAATCCAACTGTAGGTGATTTTTATTTGTTTCAAGCTAATCAACAGCATACTGTTTATCCTTTTAAAACAAAAATAAAAGGAGAGGTAAGAAGATCTATGTCCTTCAATTTAGTCAGAACAATGAATGCTGGATAAAAAAATAACATTTTGTGCAACAGAAAGAATTATGGCTGATATATGGCCTAATCCTACACCAGCATCAAGATTTATACCAGACGAGTACAAAAAACTTAAAAGATTTAAAGATGATAATATGCATGATCCAACAGTGAAAACCTGTGTGCCTTTTTTAGACTCTTTAACAATGGGATACATTATACCATTTGATCAAGATTATTTAGTTGACCCTGTTGAAAATGATTTTTCTGTCATTCCTGCAAACAGAGAACAAAACGATTTTGGGTTTCACAATCGAGCTCAACTGCCAGAAGAGTGGAGAAAAACAACAGGAGAAAACGCAGGCAAATTTATTAATAAGTGGTTAATCAAAACACCACCTGGTTACAGTTGTTTATTTATAAAACCAATGAATAGGTTAGAACCTAGATTTGATATCATACCAGGTGTAGTAGACACCGATAAATATATTAATGTTATAAATTTCCCGTTTATCTTAAATAAAAAGGATAAACAATTTCTAATAAAAAAAGGTGAGCCTATGGTTCAAGTTATTCCATTTAAACGTGAATCATGGAAAATGTGGAGTGGTTTTTATTTAGAAAAAGCACATGCAAAAGTTTTGTCTATGTTAAGCAGCACTTGGGTAGACAAGTACAAAACAATGTTTTGGTCAAAGAAAAGTTATAAGTGATAAAATCATATAAAATTATAAAACAAGCAATATCTGAAGAGTTAGCTAATTTTACATATCTATACTTTTTAAATAAAAGAAAAGTAGCTTTATATTTTTTTCAATCAGAACATGTGTCACGTTTTACAGAGGAGTCAGACTATTGGGGTGACTGGGGGTATCCAGGCGATGATTTAGTTCCAAACACGTATTGTCATTATAGTGATTTAGTTATGGAAACTTTACTACAACAAATGAAGCCACTTATGGAAAAAGAAACTCAAACTAATCTTATTGAAACTTATTCGTATGCAAGGATTTATAAAAAAGGTGATGAACTTAAAAAACATAAAGATAGAGACTCTTGTGAAATATCTTGCACTATGAACTTAGGTGGAGAGCAATGGCCAATATATTTAGACGGTAATAAAATTACACTAAGTTCGGGTGATATGTTGATATACAGAGGCTGTGATGTGGAGCATTGGAGAGATCCATTTACGGGAGATAATTGTGCTCAAGTTTTTTTACATTACAATAAATTAGATGGAAAATTTGGTAAAACTAATAAATATGATACTAGACCTCTTTTAGGTCTACCAGAGTGTTTTAAGCAGGTAACACAATGATAAAAATAACAGATTACATTCATTGTTACGAAAATGTTTTAGATAAAAATATATGTAAGGCCATAATTGATAATTCAAAAGATTTAGTGTTTGTTACAGCTCAAACTGCAAGTAAAGATGGCACTAATAAAGTAAGTAAGCATAGAACTTGTTACATAAATCATTTAGATAAAAAATTTGATAAAGATGTTTTTAATTCTGTTGGTAAAGTATTAGAATTGTACGCAAAAGATCATCCTCATTTTAATACTGGAATAACAACTGAAGATACTGGATATGAACATTTAATTTATATTGGTGCACAAGGAGGTGAATATAAAGAACACACTGATTCTGATGATTTTTTTCCGAGAGTATTGACTTGTTCTTTTATTTTAAATGATAACTACGATGGTGGAGATTTTGTTTTTTTTAGTGGGACATATAAAATTCCTCCGAAAGCTGGCAGTGCAGTGGTTTTTCCAAGTAATTTTTGTTTCCCTCACGCAGTAACACCAGTCACAAACGGTGACAGACACGCTGTCATCACTTGGATTCGTTAGATGCCAATAAATTTAAAAGAACATGTTCCTAACCCTGATATAAAAAGCATAATACATTTAATAAATTTACATGGTAAAAATTTAATTGGTATGGAACTCGGCACACACAGAGGTGATAGTTTTTTACATCTTTTGCAATGCTGTCCAAATATTAAAACTTTACATGGATGTGATCATTACGAAGCTTTTACGGATTATTTGACAACTCCTTATACAGGTGCACCAGCCTATTCAATAGATCAACAAAGGCAAGATTGGAATGAAATGTTGTGTAGATTCTATATTAAGCATTCGGGTAATGAACACAAAGCCGTATTACACAAAAAGAAATCTATGGATTTAATTCACGATTTTGAGGATAATTATTTTGATTTCATATTTATCGACACATACTTAAATGAAGAACAAATCTATGAGGAGATACCCGCATGGTACAAAAAAGTAAAAAGTAAAGGAATTTTTGCAGGTCATGATTGGGATTTTATACCCTTACAAAATTTTTTACATCAATTTAGAAAGGCTAATAATATTACAGCCACTATGTCAATTTATGATAATACTTTTTGTTGGATTAAGAATAGTTAGGGTCGTAGTCTCTCCAAGTTTTAGACCAATCATAATAACTTGATGTATCAGAATTTTCTTTATGAAAATCATCAGCTGATTTTCCATCATTAACCCAATTATTTTCAGCTTCTTTTTGAGCGGCACTCCAAGCTAGTTCAGCTTCTTCAATTTGTAGTTTTCTAGTCTCAACCCAAACAAGTAAATCGGCTACAGTAGTATTTCCAACTGCATCACTTGTAGCATTTAAATCAGTGTTGCCTGCCATCATGCCAGTTGAAGGGTCTTTTGTTTGTATTTCATTTTGACCAGGTAGGTTATTCCATATTACATAATGATAATTACTTGGAGCCCATGAATCCTGCCAATCTTTACCTTTATCAGCCCATTTAATTATATAAGAATCATCCATTGTTATGGTATCACCAACTGAAATAACTATTTGTGTTGCCATCAATATCTCCTAATGTTTTATAATATATTGCACGATTACAAATGGTGAAAAAGAATTTGTTCCAGACGCTGTAACCGACCCAGTTAAACTTGTTGTAATGTTACCTGTTAATGTTCCTGATAAAGTATGTGTGTGGTTGTGACCAGTTCCAGATCCTGCAGAAAAACCTTCAAAAACAGGTGTTTGACCAGAAGATCTATCATTACCAATACCAGTAGGAGCTGATGTTCCAGTTTTTAGAACTGGAGGTTGAGCACTATCTACGAAGCCAGTTCTTTCTTTAAGAGAGTGTGCGTGACTTGCTAATTGTGCTGTTGTTAGAGATGTATTAGCAATACTGCCTGTTATGGTAACAGATTGGTTTGTAGCATTAGTAGCAGCTTGGTTATTTGTCACGGCTACTGTAACTGTATTAGCGCCACCTGTAGTAGCTAAGTTGGTTGTACCACTCTTACCTTGTGGAAACTTACCTTGTAAATCTGGCACGTTGAAAGTAGTTGAGTTATCACCTGTTCCATAAGTGGTGCCAATTACTCCGAAGAGATCTGCATACGTAGTTCTTGATACAGCTGAACCATCACATAAAAGGTAACCGTTAGGAGCAGTTGCTTTACCCCAAGGTTTAATTGTTCCTACTTCACTTCTATTTGTTATATCTTGTAAGTTAGCCATAATTAATCGTTATACTTTAATAACCAACCGTTGTCACTGTCATAAAACACCAACGCTATACCAGCACGGTTAGTTGAAATTGTTAAATCTGATGTCGCCCCTTGTATTTTAGATCCATTTCTTGCAACAGTAATGGCATTAGTACCTGATGTACCATGTGAATCAATTATTTTTACTTGGTTTCCAATTGAAGGAGAAGCAGGTAAAGTAATTGTTACAGCAGTTCCAGACGTATCAACAAATATGTTGTCTCCATCTGAAGCTGTGTAGTTACCACTTTTTTCTATCCATGCCTCACCTAAACCAGCAAGAGAAAAAATATCATACCAGTTAGTTCCATCAGTAGCGACTAATCTATATTTACCGTTTGTAATTGTAACTGTGTTGCCTGTAGCACCTAATCTTGCAGTGACGTCTGCACCACCAGAAATATTATTGTAAAGCCCGTAAGTTTTTTGTGTAGTTGGAAATTGTACTATGTGTGTTGTAGAGATAGTTCCAGAAAAAATTATTTGGTTTTGTCTAGCTTCATTGTTAGCTTGAGATTGTGGTCCATCTGCATTTGTTAAAGTAGTAGGTCCTGTTCCAGAAAGAGTTTTTGCATAAACACCAGCAATAGCAAATTCAAATACTTGAGAAAAGTTATTGTTGGTAATAGTACCCCAAGTTCCAGAATTTTCTCCTGTGGTTTGTAGTTCTATTCTTAAACCTGTCGAAAATGTTGATGC